GAAGCAGACCTAATCGTATCCTCGATCGTCTTACGTTCACGACGATAATAGTTCAAGATCGGAACCTTATCACCTTTCCAGAAGAAGTAGAAAGAACGTTCACGTACTTGAGGAACACCATGAAAGAGTGAGCGAGTACGATAGACACTCATCGTGTAACCGGCGTTCTTGCCGATCTCAAACAACTCGTTTCTAATGTTCTGCCCGATCTTACCGGCGAAGCCCGGTGCGTTCTCACCGTACAACACTTGAGGTTGAAGTTCTTCAAGGATGTAGCGAGTCGTCTTAGGCATCCACTGGTTGTTTGGATTATCATCACCGAAGCCATGCGACAACTGTGAGAGACCCGCACAGGGACAAGTCGAGTTTACGATATCAACTTTGTGGCTTGGCTTATCACCTTTGTCTAATAGGTAATAAGGAACTTCGTTATCATAGTGCGCTACGATATGACTATCGTTCGACATGAATGGTTCATATGAGATGAGATAGTCGGGTCGAGTACCGAAAGCTTGTTCCGCACCGAGAGTCATTCCACCGATCAGGGGCACGATAGAAGCATGTTTATACATTCAATTCATTCCTAATATCACTAAACAATCTATCAAAAGCAACAGACGCATCTTGGTGTGACTTATAAAACTCGAAAGCTTTCTCACGCCAATCTTCTCTCATGCTGTCATCATTATTTATGCGAGTGATCAGGTCCATGCATTCTTGCATGTTACTATCTGACAACCAGATAGTGCCACTATCTTTACACTGACTCAATGGATCACCATGCTTGATGTGCTTACAAGCGTCACCATACTCCTTACGGAACACAGGGATACAACCGGTTGCAGCAACTTCACAGTGTGTGTATTCGATCGAGTGTTCAATGAATCGAGGATCCATCAACGATAGTTGATATCCGAAGCCAGACTTAGACATACGTTCAAGCAACTCTACGTTCTTAAAGAACGAGAAGACTACCGCTTTATCACCGTAGTGAGACGTGAGATCTTCTTTATCGGGATTCTTATCGAGCATAGGTGTGAAGTCGAATCTATTCTTAAAGTCGATGTAAGCTGGTGATTTTTCGATTCCTTCGAGTACAGTCAGTGCACCTGAGTTCTTCAAGTAGTTATTATGGAAGTCGAACATGAGTCCGAATCCCTTCCAAAAAGTAGTGCGGCCTACCCAGCGATGCACTAACTTATCTTGTTGTGAGATAGGTTTCCAATACTTCTGACGCACTTCATCGAAGTACATTCCAGGTTGGAAGTTCATGATCTTACGTGGCTCACTATTTTCAATGAATGACATGAATCCTGAAGTGCCATTCATCTTTTGAACTTCACGTGCGAAGTCACCATCAGGCGCGTGAGCAAAAATAACATCAGCACGTTTCACATACTCTTCCAACCCGTCGTTTCGAACGATTGAAAGCTTATTGTGATCGTGTTGGATGAGAACAATCTTTGATTTTACTTCGTTGATGATACGAATAAAGTTGATGCCGACCTTAGGATCGTGACCCTTAGAAGCACCATATTTACGAGATGGAAGTGAGTTGACTATAACGAAGTCTGCTTCATTACACTTATTGATGATCGTCTCAATGTTCTCATCAACTGAGAACTTCAGATGCATCAGGTTCTTAAACGAATGAGCATCTTTACGAGACCATGTCTTATCTTTGGAAGCGATGATCGTGTAATCATGACCATTTCTCTCAAGCCACTTAGTCATCTCAACTGTATACTTAGAGACACCGCATCCCTCGATGCCTCTACCCATAATGATTGCAACTTTCATCTCGACCTCACGTATCTCTTAAGTTCTTTGAGCATCTCCGGCTCATAAGACTTATCGTTAAAGATACGATTTCTTGGAGACGGGTGCGGCAATTTCAAATGCGTTATATTTAGCCGTGACAGAACCGTCGATGAAAAGTTACCTAGGGCTACAATCTTCTGGTTGCCATCGATACACTTAGACAGCGTGTCATAGTCGACGTCACAAAACTTAACTTCACCAAGTTTATGTGAGCAATTAACAAAAGAGAAGTAGTCCACACCGGCGTGTGTAAACCACTTCTTCAACCTATCAAACGTATGATTCTTGCGATCTTTATCTTCAGTGTGATAACCTGAAGGATTCATACCCACTACTAAGATATTTGTGTGAGACTTTGGATTCTTCAAACATTTGAGCCGTGTCATTAAATGAGTCTTTCCACTTTTCATCGATATCAGCCGGATAACACATGAATACGTTTTTAATACCGACTTGAATCACACCCTTCGCACAATCTGAGCAGACGGGTAAACCATAAACGTAGAGAGTAGAATTCTGAAGTGTAGTTCCGGTGAATGAAGCGTTATAGATACAATTCATTTCAGCGTGAACTACGAGCTTCAACTTAGTCGGTCGATCAGTTAGTCTGTCTTCCGTATCTTTGATACCACGTGGGAAGCCGTTGTATCCTTGAGATAAGATCTGACCCTTGTCACCAACTATGACTGCACCAACTTTGGTACGTGGATCTTTTGACCAAGATGCGATCTCTTTAGCTAAACTAACGTAGCGAAGATCCCACTCAGTGGACATCATTCACCAGATGGAAGTGACGCTCATAGACGTGAAGACTACCAGCGTTCCAATAGATGTTACCGGGAGTGATGTCATAACCACCTTCAGTTTCACGAAGATCGTTACACAGCGTGTCGAGAACAGTCTTCTGCCAAGCGTAGTCGTTCTTATAACCAAAGATGACGTCGTTTGATCTCATCTGAACGACCGCATGTAGCTTGTTGCAACGGATGAGATACTGAACTGCGTTAGTACACATGAAGTCGTTGCGACCGTTGTTGCGATAGTCGACCCACATCTGAGGACGATTGTAGATCATAGTCGCGCGGCGAGATTCAGGGTTCTTCAAGAGTTCAGTCTTGACGTTCTCATACTGATGACCGTTGGCTTTCGACCAGATACACCAACCGTAGTTAGAGTTGATCATACCATCAGCGTCAGATACTTGCTTCCAGATAGTCGGCGGACCACCGGGAATATCATTGACGCTCAGTGACTGAGAGTTGTACCAAGCAATCTCACGAGATACATAGTCACGATTGACTTCACCAAAGATTGCTTCCTCGTCAGCGATGAACGATGCGCTGGCGATCTCAAGCATCTTGACGCCAGTCTTGTCGGTTACATAGACTTTGTTCTCGAGAAGAAACCGGAACTCGTCTCGGATATCACTTACGCGATTTCTTGTCAGCATCTTTCTCTACCTTACGATTAAAAATATCACGGTTAGGATCTTGACCTTCCATCTGACCACGAATCCAAGACACTGCGAACGAAGCGTAGTTGATGAGATCTTTGTACGTATCTTCGAGCGACTCGAAGTTAGCTTCATTGAAACGTTCAGACTCAAGGAGAGACTGAGCGCGATACAACTTACCTTGAAGAGTGTCGTGAATAGTATCAACGCCACGACGATAGTGCATGGCTTGAACTACGTTTGAGTTAGGATTCTGATAGTCTTGCGACTTCTTGAGCTGAAGCTCGATACATTCGCGCAAGACTTTTACTGATTCTTTTTCCATCATGCACTCCATAGATCTATACAGTCACCTTTAGCGATAGCTTTTAGGTGATCAAACTTATACTCACTGAATCCGCCAGTGTTCTTGATAATATATCTCGAAAGAGACTTACTGTCAACTAAGAACTTCGGTCGATACTGATAAACGAGAGGTTTAACACTCTCGACAGCTAAGATTAGAAAGAAGTCATTGAAACGAGTAGAATACATTACTGACTCACATTGAGCAGATGAGATGTACCACCAAGGATACTTCCCATTCATAGTCTTAACTTCTCCGCTCAAGCCTTCACATTTAACATCTTTCTTGCGTTGAGCGAAGCTGAGACCCGCAGCGTTCTCAGTGATAGGTGATGATTGCTCAAACAACTCAGTTTGTTGAAGAGCGATCTCAGCACCTAGACCCCTAGCTGTATTTTCTTTCACCACGTCAAATGAGCGTGAACCCTTACGTTTATTTTCATGTTTCCAGTTAGTGTTGACCATCATATCTAATTCAGTCTTATGTTCTCTCATGTCAACAGTAGTCGAGAGAGACTTCAAGACGTTCATCACTTCATCACTAAACTTAATCATTAGAAGATCTCTTTAAGTTTACCTTCATTACCAAAATGAGAAGGTGCTGTCCAACCAGCAGGTTTCATAAGATCAGGCAAGCCGAGAGGATTAGGACGACCTTCCTTGATACCAACTTCTTTCTTCATGTTAGCTTCAAGAACTTCATCCCAAGCTTTATAAGCATCAACGTTGAAAGCGTCGAGTGTACCGATAGCTACGACGCAGAGATCAATAAGTGCATCAACCACGTCATCTGCATTGTCAGCTTTCTTCAACTCGTCGAGTTCTTCTTGCAAGAAGTTAGCACGAAACTCAAGAAACTTCTTGAGCTTCTCGGGCTCCATGCTATCCATAACAGGATGAACCTTGTAATGGCTATGCATCGTGAAGATATCTTTTACCCAGTCTCTACTCATTGATCCACTCCGGAGGTTGACGATTAGTCCAACGATGCATTCTCGATTTACCAATCTTATAATAGTTACGATAGTTTGTCAATGGGTCGTCAC